GACGGTGATGTCGGCCGAGGTCCAGGGGGACCACACGCCGTCTGACGATCTCACCCGCACTTGAACGGTGTAGGTGGATGTGTCGGCCAGGGTCGACGTGAGGTGGTGCTCGAGGCTGGCTCCGGAGATCGTCTTGTCCTCGATGACGGTGCCGGAGGCGTCGAGGAGCCTCACTTGGCTGCTGGTGTGGGCGTGGGATTGCGTCTGGTAGTACGACCAGGCGACCGTGAGGTTGCTGGTTGGGATGGTCGCGGCGTCGGCTGGGGTTTCGATGACGGCGGCCGGCTCGTTGACGAGGGTGAATGTCGCCACTGAGGACCAGGGGCTGAATCCTTCCTCGTCGGAGGGCAGGTAGGCGCCTCTGGTGCGCGCCTGCCATTCGAAGGTGCTGACGTCTAGGCCGCTGACGGGTAGGGACTGCGTGTTCCCGGTGATGCTGGTCGTCGTCCATGAGGATTCGCCGGAGGCCCGCCTGCGTACCTCGGCTGACGTCTGGCCGGATGTGTCCACTGGCGAGTGCTTCCAGGACAGGACGGGGGTCCCGGCCTCGATGGCCAGGCTCACGCCGTTCGGTGTGAGGCCGCTGGGCGCGGCCGGCGGGGCCAGGAGTTGCACGCTGTTGGACGGTGCCGATGGGGCCGACACCAGTCCGCCAGTCTCGCTCATCGTCACCGTGTAGACGTGGGCGATCGTCGTCGACGGGTCGACGTGGGTCCACGACTGGGTCTCTCCGACGTCGACGGCCGCAGCTGTCCCGACTTGCTCACCGTTGTCGTAGACGGTGAACCCTGTGCCTGCGAACCTCGCGGCGTTCACGAACGAGACGACGATGCTTCCGTCCGCTTGCTTCTCCGCCACTACGCCGGTGGGCGCCGCCGGGGTCGTCGACTGGCCGGCAGTCGCCGTATACCCCGAGTATCCGCTGCCATTTCGAGCCCTGATGCGGTAGAAGTACCGCTGATTCGGCTTCACCGTTGTGTCGGTCCATGACGTCGCAGATCCCGACAGGCTCGCGACCTGATACCACGCAGTCGTTGACCCGTCGGCGTTCCGCCAGTTCTTCTCCACCAGGACCTGGCTGTACGGGCCCGCGGTCGACGGGTTGTTCTTCCACGCAACCTTGAAGTTCGTGTCCGAGTTGCGCGTCACCGCCGCGGAGCTGGGTGCAGACGGCTTGTCATACGGGCGTGCCGGGAGTGTGATCGACGCCGTCACCGACGGGGTCCCACCATTCCAGATGGACGTCGAGGCACCCACGCCATGCGACTGCGTCGCGCCATACGTCAGGTTCCGCGTGAACGTCCCCGCCCAGATCAGGGTCGTCACCGTCTGCCCGTACCCACTGGAGAAGCTGTACCCGGGACTCCCGGAGACCGCCCCGGACAGATTCAACGTCGCCGAGAAGCCGTGCCCGTAGGCCTGGGACTGGGCGTAGACCGCCACCGTCACCGTCGCAACGCTCTTCGCGCTGTTCAGGCTGTACGACAGGTCGATGCCCAGCCGCAGGTACCCGCTGTAACCACCCCACGTCGTCACGATGACACCCCCAACCTGGCCTGGACGGACGTGCGCGACGCAGAGCCGAGCTCGCGCATGATCTCGCCGCGCATCGTGGCGATCAGCTTCCCGTCCACGTCATAGATGTTGACCACCGCCGGGCCCGAAGAGTCGTTACGCAGAGCCGCCCACTGCTCCGGGTTGAGGACAGGCTCCGGCCTCCCCGTGTTGTTGATGACCTGGGTCATTCCCGGCTGCAGCCAGCCACCCTGGTCATACTCCGCGGCCGCGATCCTCGAGTTCTTCCCCGCATACCGCCCATACGTGGGGTTGCCCCAGATGGACGTGTACCGGGCGTTGAGGCCCGGCCTGGGCTCCTCGACCATCATCCCGGAGCCGGCGTAGACCGCGACGTGGTGCGCCGGCGTCCCCCAGAAGAGAAGATCACCGGGAGCAGCGTTCTTCCCCTGGAGCGCGACGCTGGCGGACTGGTAGCCGGCAGCTGTCAGCCTCGGCCAGCCGAGCCCGAGCTGCTGGGCCGCCCAGTAGACCAGTCCGCTACAGTCCAGGCCCGCGGACGTCGACCCTCCCCACACGTAGGGGATCCCAGCGGCCACAGCCTTCATTGCGGCGCCGACGAGGCCAGCGGCGCTCGGCAGGTTCGTCTTGAAGAACTCGGGGATCTGCTTGAGGACGGTCTCGATCCCACCCTTGCCGATGTCGCCGAACACTCCGGCGCCGACACCCGCCATGATCCGCCGGACCGGAGCCGTGATGAGTTCCGTCACGGAGCCGACGATGTCGGAGATGAAGGACCCGATTCCGCGAGCGCGGTCCGCGAACCAGGAGCCGACGGCGCCGAACACGCCGCCGTCCGCGAAGCGCTGGCCTCGCCTGGCTGCCGCGTTCAGGGCGGCAACCCCGCTCGGCCCGCCAACGGCTCGCGTGAACTCCGGCCGCATGATGGCTTCCCCGCCACTGAGGGCGAGGGCGCCGGCCGTCGGCGACCAGAACTGATGGATGTCACGCCCAGGGCTGTAGCCGGGCATGACCCCGCCCTGAGCGAACGCAATCTGGCGGATCGTCGGCAAGGAGATGTGGAGCCCGACCTTGCCTGCCACATTCTCGACGAGAGCCTTCAGACCGTCCGTGTAGACGCTCTTGATGACGAAGTTCACCGGGACGGCGGCGACCTTCTTCAGCCCGGACCAGGCTCGATCGATGCCATCCTTGAGGTTCTGGAACGCCGTGATCCCCGAATCCCGGAGCGCGTGGAAAGCCGCGAGCGCCTTGTCCTTGACCCAGTTGGCGGCGTTGGAGGCGGTGGTCTTGATGTTCGACCAGGCGGTGGAGATGCCAGAGCCCAGGAGCGCGAAGACCACGAGTGCCGTGGCCTTGAGTTGGTTGAAGCGCCCGACCGTGTTGTCGTAGACCCACTGGGCCGCGGCGGAGGCTGCGGTCTTGATGCCGGTCCAGACGTTGGAGATGCCGGTGCCCAGCCCCTGCCAGATGGCGGTACCGGTGTCTTTCAGCCAGGTCCAGGTGGTGGATAGCCAGGTCGTGAATGCCTGCCAGATCTGCTGGCCGAGCTCGGTCTTCGTGAAGAAGGCGACGAGGGCGGCGACGAGGGCGCCCACGGCGATCACCACGATGGAGATCGGGTTGGCGTTCATCGCGGCGTTGAACGCCCACTGGGCGGCCGTGGAGACGCCCATGGCGACCTTCTGGGCGCCGAGGACCGCGAGGTGCGCGACGATCCCAGCCTTGTTCACGGCCCATGACGCGGTGTTGGCGGCGACGCCGGCGGTTGCCTTCGCGACGTTGACGACGGCGTCCTTGGCGTACATGCCGTAGAGGATCAGGGACTCGGTCTTGCTGGCGACCAGGGCCCACTTGTTGGCCACCCACGCCGCCGTGTTGGCGGCGATCCCACCGACCCAGCTGACCATGGTGGTGCCCAGCTGGATCGCCTTGAACGCCGCGTAGGCTCCGATGACGCCGTAGATGATGCCCGTGTGGTCGGCGAGCACGCCGGCGATCCCCTCGAACACGCCCGCGATCCCGCCGGCGACGTCGGGGACCTCCTGGAGGACTGGCACCAGGGCGCCGGTCAGGAGGTCGACGACGGGTGCGGCAGCGTCACCCAGCAGCCCCAGTGTGGTCCCGACAGTGGTGAGAACGTCCCCTATGCCGGGACCCATGCCCTGGAATGTCTCGACGATCGTCGGGACGGCTGTGCCGATCGAGTCGCGCAGGCTGTCGCTGTTGCGCATCATCGACGTGAACGCGCCGATGGCGAGACCCACGGGGCCCGTCAGGGAGGAGAACGCGCCGCCCACGAGGGGGATGTTCGACAGGAGAGGCCCGGCGGCGCCGGACGCTGCGCCGATGATCGGGGAGAGACCGGCCAACAGGTCCGATGCCCCACCCAAGCCGCCCGAGACCAGGGACTGGGCGCCCTCTGCTAGGCCGGAGAACCGGTCCACCAGGGACGAGATGCCGTCCACGACCGTCGGCGTCTTCGCCGCCAGCTTGTCGCCCAGCAACGTGATGAAGGAGGCCAGGACAGCGGCGACCTGGTCGATGGCCGGAGCAAGCGCCACAAACACCTGGCGCAGCGCCTCCAAGACAGGCGTCGCCGCAGACTCGCCCAGGCGCGACAGAGCCGCCTTCACGTTGGCGAGCGACCCGGAGAACGTGTCTCCCGCGGCCTGAGCAGCCCCGCCCAGGCCCGCCTGCATGGCTGCCTGGAAAGTCTGGAAGTCGATCTGGCCCTTGGAGACCATATCCGACACGTCCGCCGTGGTCACGCCCAGCTGATCGGAGAGGAACTGCAGGACCGGCACGCCGGAGCTCATCAGCTGCAGCATGTCGTCGCCCTGCAGCTTGCCTCGGGCAGCCACGGAGGAGAAGATCGCGCCGATGTCGCTCATGGAGCGGCCTGAGATCTGGGCGGTGTCCGCCACCGTCGTCAAGACGGTCTGCATCTCCTGGCCCGACTTGACGCCGGCCGCCGACATCGAGGCCGCCACGGTCGCCGCGTCGCCCAGCCCGTAGGCCGTGCCCTTCACGGACTTCAGGGCCGACTCCATGATCGCGGACACGTCCGCCGAGTCATGGCCCAGACCCTTCAGCTTCGCCTGCGCGTTCTCGATGTTCAGGGCCCGGTCGATACCGCCCTTGACCGCCATGCCCGCGATGACCGAGCCGACAGCCCCCAGGGCCCCGACACCGACCTTGCCGACCGTCTGGAAAGCCCCGCCCACGGCCGACGTCAGTTGGCCTCCCCACCGGGAGGCCGTGGAGCGGACGTCAACGCCGTTCAGCTCCTGCTGGACGGCAGTGCGGACGCCCTTGAGCGATGGAGCGATCTGAACCCACGCGGTCCCCAGATTGAAGCCGTTCGCCACACGGATCACCCCCCGGAATGACGGAAGCGCCGCACCGAGGGGATCCATCCCTTCCTCGGTGCGGCGCCGCCGCGATCACAAGCCCCCAGGCCCGCCTTCAGTTGTCGTCCGGCTCCTGTTGCGAGCCATCCACCGCTCGGCCTTCACGGTCGACTTCTCGGCCTGCCGGCGGACTGCCGCACGCCATCCCGGCGCGGGGAGCTCGACCGGCCGGGCGTGCTCGTCGGCCAGCGCCCGGAGGTTGTACTCGATGCGACGCAGCCACGAGGCCTCGTCGCTGATCGAGCCGTCCCCGCCCTGGGCGCGCCTGGTCAGGCATCCCGGAGGCAGCTCGGCGACCAAGACCGACACCTTGCGCAGCGACAGGGCGCCCGTCCACACGCCGGTCAGATCCAGGGCGTACTCGCGGTGGAAGTCAGCCTCGAGCTCCTCCCAGTACTCATCGAAGAGCGCTGGGAGGGTCAGGACTTTCCCGCCTGGATCGCCCCGAACACGCTGTTGACGAACTGCCACACGCGCGACATCCGCAGCTTCCCCGACTCCTCACGCAGCTTGTCGAGAGCCGTGGCACGCGCCTCGTCGTCCGGAATCAGGATCTTCAGCAGCGGCTGGACGTCGCCGCTGTTGAACGCGTAGACGGCGTCGTAGTCGTCGACCGCCTCCACGTCGACGTCAACGGTGATCCCGTCGACCGTCACCTCAATGACCGAGGGAGCCTCGCCCCTGTCCGCCTGGGACTGCGCCTCGCGCCTAGCGAGCTCCGCCGCCGACGGCTTCCGGGCGGCAGGCTTGCGGGCCGACTTCACGGAAGCGGAACGTGTCCTGCTGGTTGTCGATGCCATTCCTCATGGTCCTCTCTCATGGTCGGGACTCGGATGCGCAGGTGAAGCCTCCCGCCCGGGGAGAGTCCCGGAGACCCGGGCGGGAGGCCGCATGTCACGAGCCAGCAGGGATCATGGCGGGCGCGTTCGTCAGGCAGACGAACCCGCCGATCACCTTCAGCTCGTAGTTGTAGGCGGTGATCTCCTGGTTCTTGAAAGCCAGCTCACCGCGCTTGCCGAGCTGCAGCTCCTTGAAGATGTAACGCCACTGGATCTCCTCGTTCGACGTGTCGAACAAGTCCAGGACGCCGCACAGGGTGATGACCTTCCGGGAGGCTGGCGCCGTCATCTTCGCGAGCGGCTGCTCCCCCACGGTGACCCGCTCGACCGCGGCGTCCCAATAGTTGCGGACGATGTCGAGCTTGGACTCCAGGAGGGTCGCCGTCAGCGTCGTGCTCGACTCGGACATGAAGACCTTGACGACATCGTTGCCCTGATGCCCGCGGATCTCCGACGTCGAGTCGTCCGGCGACAGGGCCGGACCGTCATCGCTCATCCATCCGCAGTCGACGAGCGCCTCCGGGAGCACCGCCTCCGACAGGTCGACGATGGGAGACAGGTCCGTGCCCTTCGGGCCCAGCCACAGGGAGTCGTCGTCACCCCCGAAGATGTGGGCGTTGTCCGGATTCAGATTGTGCTTCATGATGTTGCCTTTCGTTTGCCGGTGAGCTGGTACGTCGCCGTGAACCTGGGCGACTTCGTGTCGGGATCCGGATACTCGGCCGGATCAGTGCCCGACGCTCCTGTGACTCCGGGCGAGTCCTCACGCATCGACAGGACCGCCTCGTCGACCGTGGCCGCCAGATCCCGCGCGAGCCCCGTCGAGGTCGCATAGCAGTCGACCGTGACATTCGATTCCTGAAGGATCCGCTGCGTGCGCCCTGGCCCGCCCGCAGCCACCACGACCACGAAAGAGGGCGCCGGCTGCTCCCCACTGGCCAGGTCAGGACGCTTCGAGACCACAGGGACATCCCCGCCGAGCACCTCCCTCAGGCGCCCCATGACGAGAGCCTTCATGTCCGGCGGCCTCACAGCCCGCCGCCCACACTGCGCTCGAGGACGTGCTCGCGCGCCTGCCGCCTCCGAGCAGCCGCCGAATCGGCCAGGACGTAGCCGCGAGCGCGGTCCTTCCCGACGCGGGTATCTGCCCGGAAGCCGTCTCCGGCGCGGGCGGCGACGCGTTCCGCTGTCGTCCTCATGGCCTGCTGGACGTCTGGCCCCTTGAGGAACGCGGCGATCCCGGCGCTGTTGAGCTTGACGGTGACGCTCATGAGGTGACTCCCTTGCATGTGACGGCGAGGCCTTTAGGCCAGACGGCGGGTTTGCCGTCCACCTGGTAGGTGACGCCGGCGACGCGCAGCCGGTCGGAGGCGGTGACGTCGGGGTGTTGGCCCGGCCAGTAGAGGGTCGGCGTGGAGATGACGGGCGCGGCGCCGGGTTGGACCGGTTCGGAGGTCCCGCCCGGTGCGAAGAGCGCCGACGGCAGGTCCGTCTCGACGTCGGCACCGGGGATCGGCTCCCCGTACTGGTCTGTTCCGCCGTCCTCTTCCCGGATTCGCACGACTGGGGTCAGCCATCCGGTGTTCATGTGCGCATCACCCAGGCGTGTCCGCGTCGGCGCGGGCGGTAGGCGGCCGCGAGCGCCAGGTCGTCGGGGGAGAGCATGGCTTGTCCGCCGACCGCCCAGGTCGCCATGTGTCGGGTCTCGGTGAAGGGGCCGGTGGTCTCGGTGATCTGGTCGACGCCGGCCTTGGCGGCGGGGTCGATCTGGAGGACGCGCCCAGCTGATTCAGCGATCTGGCGTCGCACTTCGTCGGGGACCTCGGCGAGGCCTGCGGTGTAGGTGACGGTGGCGAACTCGGCTGAGTCGAGGGGCACGCACACCGTCTGGCGGCGCACCGTGAACGGGATCGCGCACCCGCGGTCGTCGACAACGCTCGTGACGTTGACGAGCGGTGCGCGTTGGAGGAGAACCTGGCCCGCGTCGACCTTGCGGCGGTGCGTGTAGGTCTCCACCGTGAAGGTCTGGCAGGCTCGGCGGCGGAACTGGTCGGAGAGCTTGGCGAGCACGAAGTCCGCGCTCGCCTTCTCAGCGTCGGTGAGGTCCCGGCCGAGGGCCGACTCGACGTCCTCCTGGGTCGCCAGCGGCGTCAGGCCTGGCTCCTCCTGGGTCTCCTCAGCCATTGGTCCTCGCCCCCTCTGTTCACTCGAACGTGGTCGAGTCCTCGGTCTTGCGTGCGCGCTTCGCCCGCGGCTTGACCGCCTCGGGCGCCTCCTCCGGTTCGGGTTCCGGCACGGTGGCGACCTCGGTCTCCTGCTCCTTGTCCGGGTCCGGCGCTTCCTCCGGATGGACGCCGGTGAGGACCTGGTCGAGCTTCATCCCCTCGGTGTCGGGGACGTCCTCGACGTGCCCGGCGGCCACCATGGAGCGGCTGACCGTCTCGGGCACGTCGAAGACCAATCCGTTCGGTCCACGGACCTTCATCAGGCCGCCTTGTAGACCTGGGCGGCGGTGGGTCGGGTCAGCTTGCCGCCGTAGACATGCAGTCCGCGGACGCGGTCAGCGAACTTCTGCTCGCCGCGCATCGACTCGGTCTTCTGGATCTGCGACGCGTACGCCAGGGCCGGAATCCAGCAGGCGGCCGCCACCGGAGTGGTGGCCGTAATGAAGGGATCCGCGATGACATCCATGCCGAGCAGGCGCCCGAGCGTCGCCTCCCTCAGTCCGTCCGTCGTGTTCGACTTGTCGAAGCTCGTGAGCTTCGCGCCGTCGGCCAGCAGGAACCGCTGGAACGCCGGGTTGACGAGCAGCGTCCTGTTCGCGACCGGGACCTTCGCGTCGTTGAGCCGCAGGTACAGGTCCAGCACGATGTTGTAGGCCGACTCCCAGTCGGTCGGCACGGTCAGGCCCGTGGCCGCCGTGCCGCCAGTGAGAAGCAGCGTCGTGAGGAACGTCTCCGCGTCCTCCACGAGGCCCATGGCCGCCGACTCCGTGTACGCGTCGAAGGAATGCCCCGCCTGCGCGCGATCGATGTCGTCGACGAAGAAGTCGAAAGACTTCTCCTCGGTGATCTCGATCTCGATCCCGGTGTCCGAGATCTCGTCAGGAGCCGTGGTGCGGGGGATCGGATTCCCCTCGCCGTCCTTGAGGACGCCGGTCTTGTAGTCCTTCACCACGACGTCGACGATGCCGGGGACGTGGACCTTCGACCCGGACTTGAGGTCGCCCTCGTACTCGCGGTTCGCCTTGCCGACGAGGATCGCCTGATTGTGGAAGTTCTCGAGGATGGACGCGCTCCACACCTCGGGAATGAACGTGACGGCCATGGCCGCCCCCCTTTCTGATCCTGGGCTACTTCACGCCCATGAGCTCGTTGAGCTGGCCCTCTTTGCGGGCCTTCTCGATGTCAGCCGGGGTCATCGTCTTCAAGTCCTCGCGCGTCAGCTGACGCGGACCCGAGATCTCGTTGCCCCGTTCCCCCGCCACACGCGACGACGTCGCAGGCGGTGTCTTCTGCTGCCCGGTATCACCACGCCACGCCAGGAGCCGGTCCGCCGACGCGTTGAGCTCGTCCTCGGTGGAACCCTCCAGGAGCTCCGCTGGGACGCCCTTCGTCTGAGCGACCTTCATGCGCAGACTGG